AGGACGGGCGCTGGAATGGCCTGTTGGTTGGCCGCGACGTAGTCGATCAAGATCAGCCTCAATTAAAATTAGGAGATGTCAATGCGAGTGATGCCCAAGCTCTTAGATACCCTAGACCTGACAATTCACTTGACGAAAGTCGCGCTTTGTCTGCCTTTGATCCCGTTGGTGGTGGCAATACAGCTCTTGGCAGTCGGACTGTGGGGCTTGACATGGCGGGCTTGGTTGGGCGCGTAACGGTAGAGACTTCCTAATGGCATTCACTTTTACCACCCTGAAGCAGACAATACAGGACTATGTTGAGTCTAATGAGACTAGTTTTGTCAACAACCTGCCGACCATTATCCAGCAGGCCGAGGATAAGATTCTCAAGACGGTGCAGTTGCCCGATTTCCGCAAGAACGTGGAAGGGTCTGTTGCCGCAGGTAGCCAGTATTTGGTTATGCCCTCAGATTTTTTGACTCCGTATTCTTTGTCAATCGACAACTCCGGGTACGATTACTTAATATTCAAGGATGTAAACTTTATCCGTCAGGCGTATCCATCCTCGGCAACCACTGGGGCGCCCAAGTATTACGGCATATTTAGCCGAACTGCGTTTATTCTTGGGCCAACTCCGGACGCGGCATACAATGCTGAATTACATTACTTCCACAAGCCCGAGTCAATCACAACGACGACAAGCGGCACTAGCTGGCTGGGCACAAACGCCGAGTCAACGCTACTTTATGGTTGTCTTGTTGAGGCGTACACCTACCTGAAGGGCGACCCAGACCTGATGCAACTGTATGCGCAACGGTACATGGAGGCGCTCGGCAAGTTAGAACAGTTGGGCGAGGGATATAGCACCACAGACAGCTATCGCTCCGGAGAAGTAAGGAAGCCTAGAGGATGATTGACGCCGCAGTTGGGAACGTGTTTGTGCAAACAACGTCCAACAGAGGGTTTACCCCAGAAGAAATTGCTGAGAGATGTCTAGATAAGATTGTCTCAATAGCAGAAAGCGCCGCCCCAGAAGTCCGGGCGCAGGCAGAGGCATTTAGAGCCGACATTAGGAAGCTCCTTGTCTATTACATGAAGGAAGCCATAAAAAGCGACCGAACCACTGTTTACAACGCTCTGTGTGATGCGGGGCAAAAAGACCTAGCCGAACTCATCAGGAGACTTTGATATGGCTTTTAGCGGAAACTACATGTGCACATCATTCAAGCAGGAATTGCTTGTAGGTTCACACAATTTTACTGCCTCTAGCGGCGACAGCTTTAAGCTGGCAATGTACACCAACAGCGCCAGTTTTAATGCGGCCACAACCGCCTACACGACCTCCAACGAAGTCTCGGGCACTGGGTACTCGGCTGGAGGTGGTGCGCTCACCAACGTCACCCCCACCACGTCAGGAACAACGGCACTAACTGATTTTGCCGATCTGACTTTTGGATCATCATCAATCACGGCTCGTGGCGCTTTAATTTACAATACAACTACCGGCGGCGCGACTTCAACGACCGATACAGTGCTTGTTTTGGATTTTGGAGCTGACAAGTCATCTAGTTCGGGAGACTTTACCATCGTCTTTCCAACGGCTGATGCCTCTAACGCTATTATTCGGATTGCATGATTGCGGCCAGCATAGTTAATCGGAGGAGACAATGGCACTTGTCCTTAAAGACAGAGTAAAAGAAACCACTACCACCACGGGCACGGGCGCTATATCGCTGGGCGGCGCTGTGACAAACTTTCAAGCGTTTTCGGCGGTTTTGTCTAACGCAGACACTACTTACTACGCAATCGTTGACACGACAAACACGGCCTTTGAGGTCGGCTTGGGAACGTATGCCAGTAGCGGAAACACTCTGACAAGAACTACCGTTCTGGAAAGCTCTAATAGCGGTTCCGCCGTGAACTTTAGCGCAGGTTCTAAGTCAGTATTTATTGCCTACCCTGCTGAAAAGTCCGTGTATGAAGAGTCTGATGGCTCCGTTCTTATTGAAAATCTTGAGCTTAATGCGAATGCAATTAAGTCAACCAACACTAACGGCAACCTTCAGTTATTCCCTAACGGTACGGGTTTTGTGGAGCTATACGGCAATAACAATGCAGGTAAGATTCGGTTTAACTGCGAAAGCAACAGTCACGGCGTAACCTTGCAAGGACCGCCGCACAGCGCCACTGCAACTTACACCCTAGAGCTACCCAACGCAGATGGATCAAGCGGTCAAGCCTTGGTAACAGACGGGTCAGGGAAGCTTAGTTTTTCAACAGCAGGAATTTCTACCGGAAAGGCCATCGCAATGGCCATTGTTTTCGGTTAATTAAAGGAGTCATAAGCCAATGTCCGCACCAAACATTGTCAATGTCAGTACAATCACAGGTAAGTCTTTTTACCTAGCACTATCTAACACGAACGCGACTGCGCTTGTTAGCAATGCCGCATCCAGCGGCAAGGTTTTCAAGATCAACATGATTCAAGTTGCTAATGTTGACGGCACAAACGCCTGCAATGTTACCGTGGATTATCACACTCAAGACGACATTGGCGGCACAGCCTACTCTCTTGTTGCTACCGTGTCCGTTCCAGCGGATGCGTCACTGGTTGTGCTAGACAAAAATACGTCAATGTACCTTGAAGAAGATCGATCAATTTCGGTTACGGCTGGCACTGCCAATGACCTTGAAGTTCTCGTTAGCTACGAAGAAATCAGCTAATAGGAGCCTTTTATGGCCACAAATGAAGGCGGTTTTATTGGTCAGGACGGACTAAACGCTCCAGACTCGCCTACTGGTGTTTCGGGTTCTCCGGGGGATGACGAGGCAGTTGTATCGTTTACTGCGCCCTCTGATGTTGGCGGGTCGGCCATCACTGGCTTTCGGGTTCAAGACGGCACCAATGCACATGGCGCGTCTGGAACATCCTCCCCGATAACGGTTACGGGCCTGTCAAACGGAACAAGCTACACGTTTAACGTATGGGCAATCAATGCGTTTGGATATTCAGCGCCCAGCGATGCGAGTGGGAGTGTGACACCTGCTGTCCCAGAGCTAGCGTTTATTGTTGCTGGTTACGAATCAGGCGCTCTTCAGCAGATAGATGTCATTACCATTACGTCTACGGGTAATGCTACTGACTTTGGGGATTTTTATTCTGCCGAATATATGGGTGGATGTTGTAGTAGTGCAACGAGGGGACTTGTTGGCGGCGGTGATACGACTAGCATTGATATGGATTACTTTACTATGTCTTCTGGCGGGACAACAGCAAATTTTGGCAACATGAACCAATCAGTTGGCAGTGGGGTGGCCGGTGCGTCTAGCTCTACCAGAGGTTTATTTTTTGGTGGCACTTATAACGATGGGAGTACTGTTTACGCCAACAACATTCAGTATGTCACTATCGCCTCTCTTGGTAATGCCGCAGACTTTGGCAACTTAACTCAGGGTAGAGCGCAAACAACAGCCACCTCAAACTCCACAAGGGCGATTTGTGCAGGCGGAACCGAGGGTAGTGCTAACAAATCAAACGTAATGGATTATGTCACTATTGCCTCTACTGGCAATGCTACGGACTTTGGTAACTTGCTGACAGCTACGCGGCGAACGGCGGGTGCGGCCAGTTCCACACGCGCTGTATTTGCCGGGGGCACCACTTCAGGTAGCAATGTAATTCAGTATGTCACGATCGCATCTACTGGTAACGCTACGGATTTTGGCGACCTTACTGTTGCCCGCCAAGAATTAGGCGGCACATCAGGAACAACTAGGTCTGTTTTTTGCGGAGGTAACGGAGGGACTAACGTTATAGATTACATAACAACAGCCTCCGTTGGCAATGCCACAGATTTTGGAGATTTGGCGCAGGCTAGAACACAAGCCACTCAAACCACATCTAATAGCCACGGAGGACTTTCCTAATGCCAAATTATCAAGGCATTTGGTCAACTTCTGCGCAATATCAAAATGCCTATGTCTGGCCGGGGTCGTCTACCGTAATAGACCATTTAGTGGTCGCGGGAGGGGGCGGCGGCGGCTCTACCTATGCGGCAGGCGGCGGCGGAGCGGGTGGCCTTTTAACGGCAACTGGTCTGGCTTTGACCAGTGGCGCTACCTATACTGTGACTGTTGGCGGTGGTGGATCGGCAGGAGCTAACGGCTCTAATAGCGTCCTTTCGGGAACCGGAATAACTACGGTGACTTCGATTGGCGGCGGTGCTGGTGGAACTTACAGCGGAAACGCCCCCGGTGCTGGCGGATCAGGCGGTGGTGCTAACTATCAATCTGGCCTCACAGGCGGATCGGCT